CCTTGAAATCGGTCTGATGATGGTTCCATCCATGTACGGCGACAAGGCGACCGCTCGTGTCTACAATGTCAATGACCGTGAGGACTACATTGACTTCGTTGCACCGTACACCCCCATCGCTCCTATCGTGTCCAACGCTGGCAATCAGGTCACAAACGAAATGCAGGCGACCGGCAGCTCCATTACCTACATTCGCCGCTATCTGTGGCAGCTCGTTTTGGACATTGTGGAGCATGACAGTATCGACAGCGGCGAGTTTGACACGACTCCCGCCCCCGCTCCCGCTGTCACGAAGAAGCCCCCTGTGACCACTGAACAGCGTCAGGAAATCAAGAAGGAACTGACCGGCGCTCCTGCTGGTGCGGCTACCGAGGAACAGGTCGGTACGCTGAAAAGTCTGCTGAAAAAGCTCATGGATATTGACGCAGAGCAGGAACAGTTCGTGCAGACCATCGCCATGAAGACGGAAGGTTTCTCCAAGATCGAAGCCGACAAATGTGACGCTCTGATCGAGGGCGTGAACAATATGCTGGCTGGCTACGAAATGAAAACGGCAAAGGAGGGGTAATCATGGCAATCATGCTTGGGAACCTTAATATGTCAAGCATTGAAGCGAGATTGGGTATTACTCTGCAAGAGAAAGATCGGAATACTCTCAGCTCCATGCGACAAGATGATGCACAGAACATTCAGCCGGGAAAGTGGCATTGTTTTGACCTCCCGTTCATGATTATGTGCGGAGATTTGGGAACCGCTCAAAAGGTTTGTGAAATCCTCCGTCCTTATTCAAATTCAATGAAAACTCAACTGCAAATCAGTTGGCAGAAAGGAGAAAGTGAAAATGGAATGGCTTGACGGCAATAAAATCCAGATTATCCCTCCCAAGCGTCCTAAGAAGCTGACGGGTACTCGCTTTGCCACTATTCTCGGTCTGAACCCGTGGTCTACACCGTTCGAGATTTGGTGTGAAGTGACCCGTACCTATCAGAAGCCGTTCGAGGACACGATCTACACTATCGCCGGTAAGACCATCGAGCCTAAGCAGGCTGAGTACATGAAGCAGACCTACTTCATGAGCAATCTGGTCACGCCGACCGACATTTGGGGCAAAGACTACTTCCGTCAGACCTACGGTGACTTCTTTAGGGAAAGCCCCGTTCTCGGCGGTATGTGGGACTACTTGCTCTATGGTAAAGATGGTAAGCCCACCACCGTCCTCGAAATGAAGACTTCCAAGCGTGTCGAGGACTGGAAGGACGATATTCCTGAGTATTACGCTTTGCAGGCGGCGTTGTATGCTTACCTTCTCGGCGTCGATGAGGTTATCATGGTCGCTTCCTTCCTCGAACCCAAGGATTACGACAATCCTGAGAAGTTCGTGTGCAGCGGTGAGAATACCATCACTCGCCCCTTCAAGGTGTCTGAGCGGTATCCTGACTTCGAGAAGAAGTATGTGAAGCCTGCCCTGAAATGGTGGAAGGACTATGTGGAGAGCGGCATTTCCCCCGCCTTTGACGAGCGCAAGGACGCTGAAATCCTGAAAGCCCTCCGCACCAACAATCTGTCTCCTGAAACGGATATGGCGGCGCTGGTCAAGGAAGCCGAAGACCTGAAAGACACCATGGAACGGATTTTGGCTCATGAAGGTATCCCGGACATGGAAAAACGGTACAAGGTTGTGACTGACATGATTAAGAAAGCCGCAATCGCTCAGTTCCGTGACGGTGACAAGAAGGTGTCTATCGCTGGTTCTGCCTATAATTGGGAGGTCAGCCGTACTTCCACCACGAAGATCGACAAGGACGCTATGAAAGCGGACGGTATTCTGGCGAAGTACACGACCACTGAGGACAGCTACCGCATTTCCCCGAAAATCATTAAGGAGGGTTGACCTATGAAGTTTTCCAAGTTCGTGAAGTCTCTCGCCCCTGATGGCGGCGCTATCTATGAGTACATGGGTAAACGCTGGCTTGCTTCCCCATCCGTACTTATGCTCATTCCCGATGGTATCCGCAGCGTGACCGGGTACAGCAACGAGAAAATGCCTGACGGCATTGGTCGCTTGATTTCTCAGGTCGGTTGCACAGAGTACGCCACGCTGGTCAAGGCAATCATGCCTGAGCCGGACGGCGCAATCAAGGATTGTATCCGTATCTTTGCCACGCAGGACAGCACCATGACCCTTCCCGTCACCAACGATGGCTGGTCGCTGATCGAAAAGTCTGATTTCTGCGAAATCTTGTACGCTTACGATCTGGAAAGCGACAAGAGCGTACCGAAAGCCCTGCTGGTCAAACAGTACGCCAAGTACCCCGATGACGAAGATCAGTTGGTCGGCATCATCTTTCCCTGCGAGTATGCAGAACAGCTCAATTTCTACACCATGAAGGAGGACAAGTGATATGAAAGCGATGTTGAGTCAGCCGATGGCTGGTAAGACTCAGGAAGAAATCGTTGCCACCCGTGAAAAGGCTATCGCCGCTCTGAAAGAACAGGGATATGAAATCGTAAACACCCTGTTCACCGATGAATGGTACAGCAACGAAAGCATGAAGGAGCGGGGCGTAGTGCAAATCCCCCTGTGCTTTCTCGCCAAGTCCCTCGAAAACATGAGCCTGTGCCATGCGGCGTATTTCTGCCATGGTTGGGAGAAAACCCGTGGTTGCCGTATTGAGCATGAAGCCGCCTGTGCTTACGGCTTGACCGTAATCTATGAAGACGGATACAACATTTTAGACAACGAACAGGAGGACAAAAACAATGGCTAAAATCGGACTCACCGAGGGCTTTACCCTCATTCCCGAAGGTACTCATGTCTTTCAGATTACCGATGTGAAATACAAGGAAGACTTCGGCAAGCTGGAAGTCTATATGCAGACGCAGACCGGCAGTAAGCATATCGAGCGCTTCTCTCTGCTGAAATCCGATGGCTCTCCCAACGAGGGCGCATACAATGCTTTCAGCTACTTCGCCAAGACTGCCCTTGGCAATTTCGACCTGACCGAGATCGACCACACTGACCTGATTGGTCACTTCATCGAGTGCGATGTAGAACATGATGTTCAGGAGAACAAGAAGAAGCCCGGACAGAGCATTACCTTCGTCCGTTTGGCTGATAAACGCCCATCTGAGGGCTGGGCTGGCGCTGGTAATACGGTTGCTACCCCTGCTGTTAAAACCGCTCCTGCGGCTTCTCAGGCCGCTCCTAAGACCCCGATGGATTTGGCAGCTCTCCTTGGCTGATACCGAGTGCGAGGGAGGGCTAATTTGAAAGGCTCTCCCTCGCCAATGGTATGTTGAAAACTATGTTGAAAGTGAGGATAAGCTACAATGGCAGAAGCCTATATTTGTTCGCTCTCCAAGGTTCAGCGTCATGCTGAAATCTGCAAGGAGATCAACAATCTCTACGAGCGGAAGAACCACGATTACGGTGATAGCTTTCACCAGACCTTCGTGAAGGAAGGTATGGCGATGGCTCGTATCCGGCTGGGTGATAAGTTCAGCCGCTTCAAAACCCTCTCCCGTAGTGGTGAGCAGAAGGTCAATGACGAGTCTATCCGGGACACCCTGATTGACCTCGCCAACTACGCAATCATGACTGTTCTGGAAATGGAGGTTGCGGAAGATGTTGCAGATTAAAACCATTCGGAACCGTCTGGACAATCCCACCCTCTTTGACGATGAAGTAAATGCGGCTCTGCATGATGGATGGACTCTGAAAAAGAGAACCGTTCTGCGGCCTATCGGCCAGTCCGAGTCCGTCTATATGCACACGATGTTGTATGCAGAATTGGAAAAGGAGGTCGCTGGCGATGACGCTGAATGAATATCAGGTACTCGCCTATCGAACGACCAACCACGAGCTGACCAATCAGGGTCTTATCGAAAACGGGGTCATGGGTCTGTGCGGCGAATCCGGGGAGTGTATCGACCTCGTGAAAAAGTCCCTATTCCAAGGACACGCCCTTGACCGTGAAAAGCTCATTGACGAGCTGGGCGATGTTCTCTGGTACGCCGCACAGTTGGCAACCGGATTAGATGTGGGCTTAGATGTTGTGGCACAGTACAACATCAATAAGCTCAAAGAGCGTTACCCTGACGGGTTCGACAGCGAAAAGAGTATCCATAGAAAGGAGTACGAAAATGTCTGACTGCTTCTCCAAGTCCGAAGTGACCGATTTTCTGAACTTCATGAAGCTGCCTGACGGAACCTCTGTTGTTTCCGATGGCATGATGAAGTACCTGACGGCTTACGGCTTCTTTACCGCCCCTGCTTCCACCAAGTACCACGGCAATTACGAGGGTGGTCTTTTTGAACACTCCTACATGGTCACGAAGTTCCTCCTGACACTCACTCAGGACAATCACCTGATCTGGCGCAAGGCTCGTTCTCCCTTCATCGTGGGTATGTTCCATGACCTATGTAAGATCGACCAGTACCGCCACCCGGTAATAGGCCACATTGAAGAATTTAATGGTGGGCGCACACCAATCTATGACGAACAGGCGTGGGAGTACAATCCCGACACCCTTCTGAAAGGTCACGGCGATAAGTCCGTCATGCTTCTCTCTCAGTTCTACACGCTGACTGATGAAGAAATCATGTGTATCCGCTACCACATGGGCGCTTTCACCGACAAGTCTGAGTGGAATGACTACACCAGAGCAGTCAGCCAGTACCCGAATGTGCTGTGGACACACCATGCGGATATGCTGGCAAGCCATGTTGCGGGGGTGTGAAGTATGTATATTCCAACGGTTTCTTTCGATTTCGATGGCGTAATTCATTCCTACCGAAGCGGGTGGAAGGGTGCCGCTGTTATCCCCGACCCTCCCGTGGAAGGGATTAAAGAGGTCATTGAACAACTCATAAGCGATGGTTTATGTGTGGTCATCTGTTCTTCTCGTGCGGAGTCCTTTGAAGGACAGGCGGCGATTGCTGAATGGCTGAAACACTACGGGTTCCCGATGGTGCAAATTCAAGCAAGAAAAGTTCCCTCCATCGTTCATGTTGATGACCGTACAATCTGTTTCGATGGCAGAGCAAATAACCTCTATGAACAGATTATCAACTTCAAACCTTGGTATGAAAGGGAGTCTGAAAGTGAAAATCGTTGAACCTTCTGTGGAGCTTATCAACGCTCCCGATTATAAGACCCTTCTGACCACCATCGAAGCCGCAGGGCGCACTTGCTACAAGTCCGAGGATAAAATCACGGACGGAAGTGCAGAGAAGTTCGTCCGGGGCATTATCAAGCGGGGTCACGAAGCTGTCATTGAGCATGGCTCTCTCACTGTCCGCTTCGTCTGCGACCGGGGCGTGAGTCATGAAATCGTCCGTCATCGTCTGGCGGCGTTCTGTCAGGAGTCCACTCGGTACTGCAATTATGGCAAGGAGGGCTTCGGCGGCGAGATTACTGTCATTCGTCCTTGCACTTTTGCCAAGACCGACTCGACCTATCATATCTGGAAGCGATCATGTGAGAACGCCGAGGTCGCCTACTTCGATCTGCTGAACGAGGGTTGCACCCCGCAGGAAGCTCGATCTGTCCTTCCGAACAGCCTAAAAACCGAGGTGGTCATGACCGCTGACCTCAGAGAATGGCGGCATTTCTGCCGTATGCGCTGCCCCGTAGCGGCTCACCCCGATATGCGGGTCGTTGCCAATATGCTCCTGACCCTGCTGAAACAGACCTATCCCGTCTTTTTCGAGGATATTATGGAACCGTGAAAGGAGAGAACCTAATGAAGCTGAAAAGCATTGACGGCAAAGTGCCGTATATCATGGCTGCTGGAAAAGACTTCGTGAGTGATGAAATGTCGCTGGCGGCGGCAGAGCAGATTTGCTCCCGTGGAACGCAGACCGCAAGTAAGCTCTTTTCCGATTTTCCCATCTGCGTAGATGACAAGTTCTATTTTGCTGGAACCTCGACAAAGCCCAAGTCCAGCAAAGCCAAAGCCCCTTGCGAGGACTGAGGTTTTCAATCTTCCTGTGGTTCGTCACCGTTGTCGCTGTCCTCTGTCTGAAATTACCCACGGTTGAGGTTGAAGAACCTTCTCCCGTTGTCGAGGCGGTAGAGGTAATCACCCCGGAGCCAGAGCCGGAGGTGACACCTCAGCCGTGGACAGACGAGGAAGTGATTGTACTGGCGAAAATGCTATGGGGAGAAGCCAGAGGGGTCAGCTCTGACGCTGAGAAAGCCGCTTGCGTGTGGTGTGCGCTTAACCGTGTCGATCATGGTTACGGCGATATTATAACGGTCGTAACTACACCCAAACAATTTGTAGGGTACAACGAGATAAATCCGGTCAATGACGATTTGATTACTCTCTGTATAGATGTACTGACCCGCTGGTATGCAGAGAGAGAAGGTCAGGTTGAGGTCGGTCGTGTCCTCCCTGCGGATTACCTATGGTTCTCTGGCGATGGCAAGAGGAACCACTTTCGCAACGCCTACCGTGGCGGTGATAGATGGGACTGGTCTTTACCGAGTCCGTATGAAAGCTGAGGTAAGCCTATGAGCTATTTGAATATACCCGCTGAACTTCGAGAAGAAAAGGCATGGGTCAATGTGTGGGACGGCTCAAAGATTCCCATGCAGGCTACCGTGAGAAAGGCGGCTTCTTCCTCTAACCCCGATACTTGGTCAAATTACATTGACGCTGAACACAATGTCCAGCACAGCTACTATGACGGTCTTGGCTATGTATTTCACGATACAGGGGTTGTAGGTATCGACATTGACGATGGCTTTACCGATGGGCTTCTGAACCCGCTGGCGGCAGACATTATCAGTCATTGTCAGTCCTACACGGAAAAGTCCAGAAGCGGGAGAGGGGTTCACATTCTCGTTCGTGGAGAGCTGCCTTTCAAGGGTAAAAACAACCGTGCCGCCGTGGAGATTTACAAGAGCAATCGGTACTTCATCATGACCGGCGAGGTTTTGATCTTCTCCGAGATCGTTGAAAACCAGTCAGCGATTGACTATGTGATCGAGAAATATTTTCCAGACACCCCGAAGGAAAGTAGCTCAGGTACGGTTGCCCCTCAGCGTATCTATTCCCCCATCTACCGCCGCCCTGAAAACGGCAAGCTGCATTTAAAGCCCGAATACCCGCCTATCACACCGGGAAGCCGGAACCTCAGCCTGACTTCTCTGGCGGGTCAGCTCCACAACCAAGGTTACACCAGAGCAGAGATTTACAAAGAACTGCTGTATGCCAATCAACAGGCTTGTAAGCCCCCTCTCCCGCAGTCCGAGGTCGAGTTAATTGTAAACTCTGTGACGAGGTATAGACGGTGAGTGCTATCGAGTGTTGTTACGGTTGTCCTGACAGGTACGCTGGCTGTCATGCAAAATGCGAGAAATACCAGTGTGAAAGAGAAGAACATGAGCGGCAGAAAGAGTTGGAGAAGCGCCAAAAGGCACAAGAGATGTACTACTATGACCGCTTCAAGTATTGGAGGTAATTATGAAACCATATCAGCGTGGCGATGTTGTCATCATTAATGTTCCCATGCTTGCCAACAGTCATATTCAGGCTGGTAAGCGTCCGTGGGTGGTTGTGCAAAACAATGTTGGCAATCAGTTTTCTTCCACCAGCATTGTCGTTCCCCTGACCACTAAAATCAAGCGGCTCGAACTACCGACCCATGTGGCTGTCACTTGGGGTTCTTTGCAGCCGAGCATGGTTGAGTGTGAACAGGTGCGTGTCGTAGATGTGTCCGATGATTGGGAGTACATCTGCACTCTGCCGCCTGAGATCATGCGTCATGTGGACACTGCTTTGAAGAACGCTTTCTTCTATGAAAGGGGTGCAGACGATGGAAACTGAGAAGAAAATCTGCCCGTTGTCTATGAGCTGCCCCGAAGACATTCCCCTCTGCCCCTGTCAGGAACAGCGGTGTGCATGGTGGGACGAAGACTCTCAGGACTGCGCCGCTGTGGTGATGGCGAGAGCAATAAAGAAAAGGAAGTGAAACTATGGCTGACGAAATTATGACCGTCCCCGAAGAACAGGCTCTTTTCCAGCTCTCCAACGGTCGTTACATCATGGACGAAGCTCAGTCCCGTGTGATGTTCCAAATCAAGGAAGCACAGCCTGAGCATAGTCATCCGATCAGCGGCACGGGGTATTCGTGGGACGAGTCCGGCATGGCGGAGCTGTTCTCCGAGTGTTACAAGAATGATACCCGCTACTGCCCCGAAGCGAAAAGCTGGTTCACCTACTCCGAGGGCGCATGGCGTAAGGACACCGGCTCTCTATTGGTAGCGGAGAAGATCAAGGAGTTCTGCCGCCTGATGGCTCTTTATTGCGGCGAGATCGCCAATGAAGAACGCCGCACCGAGTACATGAAGTTCATTGTGAAGATGGGCGACCGGCGCTTCCGTGACCGGCTGATGAAGGACGCTGCCAGTGTGCTTCCTATCACTTCGGCGGAGTTTGACGCAAACCCCTACCTTATCAACTGCAAGAACGGCACTTTCGACCTCGAAAAGATGGAGTTCCGGGAGCATGACTGGCACGACTTCCTGACCATGCAGACCAACTTCAATTACACCTTGCAGGACGCACAGTGCCGCCGCTGGGAGAAGTTCGTTGCAGAGGTTACTTGTAATGATGAAGACAAGGCTGACTATCTGCAAAAGGCGCTGGGGTACTCTATGTTGGGTATGGCAAACGAGGAATGTATGTTCATTCTCCACGGCAAAACCACTCGCAACGGGAAGTCCACCATGCTTTCGGCAATTCACCACCTTCTCGGTGACTATGCTTCGGTGTCACCTGTGTCGATTATCTGCAAGGCGGAACGGTCGAAGAACGCCGAAGCAGCGAACCCCATGCTGGCTTCCCTGAAAGGCAAGCGGTTTGTCACGATGGCGGAGAGCAACCAGTATGGCAAGCTGGACGAGGAAACGATCAAGCAGCTCACGGGCGGCGAGGAAATCAAGGCTCGAAACCTCTACGAAACAGCAACGACCTTCCTGCCGCAGTTCACTCTTTGGCTCTCCTGCAACGATCTTCCCACCGTCAGCGATAAGTCCCTGTTCGCTTCCGACCGTGTGCGAGTGATCGAGTTCAATCGTCACTTCACCGAAGCGGAGCAAGACAAGAACCTGAAAAACGAGTTCCAGACACAGGAAGCTATGCAGGGCATTTTTGCTTGGCTGGTCGCCGGATACTTCAAGTACAAGCGGTTCGGTCTGAAAATGTCCCCCGCCATGCGGAAGGTGGTCAACCAGTACGAGCGTGACAACGATCTATGCTTGCAGTTCCTCGAAGAACGCTGTGAACAGGCCGAGGGAGTCAACACCCGCTCGAAGTCCCTGTTTGACGCTTACAAGATTTGGTGCAAGTCCAACGGGTACTTTGCCTGTTCTGCCAAGCGGTTCAACGCCGACATGGAAACGCACCCTGAGTGGCATGGTGGCAAGGTTGTGTATCAGGGCTACCCCGTCTACAAGAACCTCAGACTGAAAGGAGCGTCCTGATATGCCTGAATTGAAACTCTGCCCCTTTTGCGGAGGCAAAGCGATTGTCGAGGGGCATCATAACCGCTTTATGGAATGGAAGGCGTTCGGCGTTGCCGCCGCACTCACGGCCTGCATCGCCATGACCGGGTGCGCTGGCACGGGGGTAGGGCGAGACTACAGCCCCAAATATCCGGTATTGCGGTACCGGAACAGCGAGTACAATATGGATCCCTATAACCGGGAAATTCCGGTGCAGAACGGATACATACTCGATGAAGGAAACTCCTACGAGGTAGTGGAAACGGACAGCGGGTATGATCTGGTGCTGCATTTTGTGAAGGGAGACAACGAGGATGGCTGACCTAAAATCATGCCCGTTCTGCGGCGGTAAAGTTAGCCTTGTTCTGTGTGATGACGAAGGAAATCTGCATGATGAGTCATATAGAGAACATCCCTATAGTGGGCTTGGCTTCATGCTTCACCACGCTCACGAGGAAAACCCGGAATGCCCGATTGCAAGCTATGAGTGCGATGGCGGGATTTTGGGCGGTGTGCATATTTACGACACGGAAGAACAAGCCGCTGAGGCGTGGAACAGGAGGGCTGATAATGACAGCAACCAATGAAGAACTCGCCCTGTTGGAAAAGTGGAAGCGAAAACTCTGCTTGCAGGAGTGGCGGATAAAGTTACTGACCCACCTTCACCCGGAAGAAATGATGGTGCGTAATACCGCAGGCTGTACCGAGTGGTCAGAAGCAATTAAGACCGCTCGTATTGAGATCATCAACCCTGCCTGCTACGGCGACCGCATTGTGCCGTTCAATTTTGAAAAGACGCTGGTACATGAGTTGCTACACCTGAAATTCTCTTTTTGGTGTCAAAACGAAGATGATGTTAGCGATAGAGTCATGCACCAGATGATTGACGATCTCGCAAGAGCTTTGACGGAAGGTGACAGCGATGATGAAGCCTGAATGCTGCCCCGATTATGTGGGCGTTGCCTGCGTTGATGGCACTTGCCCTGTTGCCAACTGTGAAGAATACGCTGAGCGGTGTATGCCTGTCATTTCATGTTGCCGGGACTGCTTCTATTATAAGGGATGTGAAGACTGTGCAATCTCTGACGATTGCGACCGAATGGAGGATAAACATGAGTAAAAAGTGTGTATGCGGTAACGAAATGTTCACTGTCTTCATGTGCCGCAAGTGCGAACACCTTCTGTATGTCGAGGAAGACGAGGATTTTCCTCAGAAGCTCGGAAAAATCGCCGCTAAAGCCTGTCCCTGCTGTGGTGAACAGGACGAGGGACAGTGGAGACTTCTTGGCAGAGCAGAAGGGTTCGAGGGAACGATTTTCGTGGAGGAACAGGACGATGAATAATGACGCTGTGAGAGAATTGCTGAACGCCGTTGGTGCTTTGGCTGAAATGTCTCTGAATTTTTACAGGGCTTTACTCAATGCCGGTGCGACCAAAGAAGAAGCCTTTGTGCTGTTGCAGTCGTTCATCTCTGCTTCCATTCACGGCAACAAGGAGGGCAGCGATGAAGACTGAGAAAAAGAACCTTCGCCGTATTTCCATCGTAGTCACGGCACAGACCAAGGGCAACCTTGAACGGCTGGCGGCGGTCTGCGGCTACTCGGAGGTCGGTCGGGTGGTTGACAAGCTCACCCGTGAAAAGATGATTGCCCTCCACGACTTTGAAAGAAAGGAAAAGCACCATGAATGATGTAATGGAGCAAATTAAAACACTTTCTGCCACCTTGGACGAGGAAACCACCCGCTTTCACCCTACCGGCAGATTGTTACTGCTGGGTTCCTACGAAAGCGTATTTCTGAAAGCGGTCAAGCGCAAGGCTGATCTGTTGGGTATTGACTGTGACCTCACTCAATACCCCTGCCCTCCGTACGAGGCTGTGGTAGTGGACAGAGAAACCGCCCCGTTTGACATTAAGCTAACCGCCGAGGTTGACATTGACCATTCCTACTCACAGGGAATGTCATCGGTGTCTCAGGCGACTTTGGCGCTTCTGCTGGCATTGGACTTGGTTTACGCTAAGGACATTACCATTGTAGGCCGGGGTCACGCCGTTCAGAACTTGGCAAAGTACCTCACTCTCGATAACGCAACTGTGACGGTGGCACACTCCAAAACCAAGAGTCTCTTGCAGGCCACGATGAACCGTGATGTGGTGATCTACGCTACGCCGACTATCACAAAGGACATTTCCTACAACACCCGTGATCTGGTCATCGACCTTGGCAACAGTGTTCCTCACCCTGACCGCTTCAACTGTCCCTATGTGAACAGGATTGGTCAGCTCACCGTGAGCGTGTTGCTCAACCGCTTTGCGAGGAAGGAGCATAGGGCATGAGTGACATTCTGACAACTATCGCCGCCGTTGAATGGATTGTTGTAGGCTGTCTATTCCTCTGGCGACTGCGCCACTGGAACCGCCGCTTTTCGGAACTCTATGACGAGCTGCGAAAGGAGATCGACCATGAATAAGGAAGACGCTCACATCGTTGTGGCGATGGCAAACCACAACATGAATGTCACCGATGTTGCCCGTGCTATTTTCGCACACAGAAATACCGTTCTCTATCACTTGGACAAGGTGAAGCGGCAGACCGGGTTAGACCCTCGGCGGTTCTATGATTTGGTCGAGCTGGTGAAGATGGCGCAGGAGGTGTTGGAAAATGAGTGAATATATCAAGCTGAAAGAAGTGCTGGAAATTGCCGAGCAGCAGGGTCATGTTACTCTCGATGACCTTCTGGCTTGCGACACGCTCCCCGTCACTTTCTGTGAGGATTGCCAGTGGTGTCTGGTTGACCGCTCTCCCGCTGGTTGTCACTTGTGTATGAGGAAGCTCATTCGTGAAAGAGTGCAGTTAACCGACTTTTGCAGTCACAGCCGTCCGATAATCCATGATAAAAGTGAGGTGAGATAGCATGGGTCTTGATATTACGGTCATGGAACGCAAAGATGTTCGTTGCCCTCATTGTGGTGAGGTCATCAATACGGTAGAGGTTGATGGTACTAACAGCGGCGGTAGTCTTTGGTATGACTTTCTGGAAAAGATCGGCTACTATGTTCCTTACGAGAAGCGAACCAAGGAGAACGACTGGTACGGCAAGGACATGGTTCTTGACAACGAGCAGGCAAAGCAGCTTGTAGACTACGCTGTGAAGAAAGAAGTCTACAACTGGGATGGAGTGGAGAGTGTTGTAGCAACGGCACTCCTGCACGAGAACAAGGTGGTCATCAACGCCGACTGGTAGTTAGGTGATAAAGGTGATAAAGGTGAGTGTTTTTGCAAAGACTTTTTTCAAATTGGCGTGTTTTGAAAAATTGTTTTTCGTATTTTAGGTGAGTTAGGTGAGTAATCGGGCATAAATGCCTATAACTCTCTCTTATACGCGCGTATATAGAAATAGTTATAGGGAAATGCACCCGATTACTCACCTTTATCACCTTGGCAATTTTGAAAGGAGAAAACGACTATGGCAGATGAAATTGTAAAAAAGCGAACTCGGCCTGATCGTAAGGAAGCCATGAGCGTCCACACAGAGCCGGGTGACAATAGAAAATATCTGGAACATTCGATGGTCATGATGGACTGGCCTGATGTGAATGTGAGAGAACCTGAACAGGTCAAAGAGCGTATGGGTATGTACTTTGCTCTGTGCGCTCAGGACGATATGAAGCCCTCGGTTGCTGGTATGGCATTGGCTTTTGGGGTTGATAGAAAGACGATATGGGCATGGGCAAATGGAGTGGATAGTAAGACGCTACCCGCCGAGAGCCGTAACTTAATTAAAAAGGCGTATCAACTTTTGAACGCTCAGATGGAAAGTTATATGCAGAACGGAAAGATCAATCCGGTCGCCGGTATCTTCCTGATGAAGAACAACATGGGCTATGCGGACAAGCAGGAGGTCGTTCTCACGCCCAATCAGCAGCTCGGAGATCAGGTTCCCGCCGAGGACTTGGAGAAGAAGTATCTCGAAGATGTGATCGGAACGACCATCGACTCTGAGTCGGAAGACTGAGCGACTTTCCCGACTATGCCAACGACTTTCGACTTTGCGACTATGGTTTACGACTATGGTCAGCGACTTTTGAAAACAGCCCAACGACTATGACAGAGCTGCCGGTTTCCCGCTCCGGGAGATCGGCGGCTCTTTCGCCCTTCTGGGCAGGCGGCAGGCCGTCCCGCTCCCCGGCGTGATCGGCTGGTATTGGTGGACGTTGCCGGGGCTGGTGCAGATCGGCGGCGGATTTTTGTCTATATAATGTATATCCCGCATTTACAAAAAATCTTGATTTTCTTTTATGTTTACGCTTGACAAGTAAATGTAAATATGCTATCTTGTATTTACTAAAAGGCAGTAAATGCAAATTGAATCTTGAAAGAGGTAATAACATGAAACAATTTAATATTGCGATCAATGGACAAAAAGCCGTTGACGTAGCACGCGCTTTTATTAAAAATGCGTGCTATCGTGGGCTTTACAACCACGGCGAAAGAATAGCGCAAATCGAAATTGTAATTGATGAACCGGGAACATATAAAGGCAATCCGAACAAATGGGTTGACGTTACAATTTTAAATCAGAAAAATATTGAAAATGTTGTAAATCAGTTGTCCCGGATCGGCTTTAGGGGTTGTCCCTGCGTGGTGCAGGCTGAAACGGTAACCGGTTGTTTAATCAATAGCGTTGATCTTTGTTGTTTTATCATTTAACCGCTAACGTGGTAGTTGCTAACGTAACTACCACGTTTTTTTTGGTAGTAGTAAACACAAATGTACCTTGAAAAGTGAATCCCCGTACATTTTCCCATGTAGGCCGGTGAAATAGGCTTTCAGCGTATCAAGGCCGAAAATGGGAAAACGGAACGGAATATATATTATGAAAGGCTGATTGCTATATGAAAAAGATTTTTGATTTACCCGTTTGCGGTTCTGATCGGGCAAAAAGTTTTTACGGAAAGGCGAAAATCATTGAAACGGAAAACGGCGAAAAAGTTTTACAGTCCTATAATACTTTTGTTTGCCGTATCACGGCGGCGGGGCGGTTCGTTCGTATGTGGGGCGGTTATTCTGCTACTACAATGCGCCATGTA